CTGATAATTCATTAATAAGTGGTTCAACTGATAACTTAAGATGGGAAATTCAAAATGCTAATACTTCAAGTGGTACATTTACATTATTAGTTCGTCAAGGTAATGATAATCAAAACAGTAAAATTGTTTTAGAAACATATTCTAATGTTTCATTGGATCCAAATCAACCTAACTATTTAGAGGCTGTTGTAGGTAACCAATCAAAAACTGCTGTTAAAGATGCTGATGGTCAATATTATATTCAAGTATCTGGTGACTATCCAAACAATAGCCGCTATGTACGTGTAAAACAAGTTAACTACACAACTCCAAACTACTTTGATAATGCTGGAAACGCTAAGAATGAGTATACAGCTTCAATACCAGTAAATGGTAGTGGTTCTCAAGGTGGTGCTTTTGGTGGTGCCTCGGGTAATGACTTAAATAGTATTGGAAATACTTTATTTAATAACATTGGTTCAACAACTCAAGGTTTAGTTCAAGGTAACTACGCTACTGCTTCTGCTTTATTAAGTAATAAAGATGAATTTGATTTCAATTTAGTAGCTACTCCAGGTTTGATCCAATCATTACATTCTTCAGCAGTAGGTGATTTTATTAGCTTAGCTGAAGATAGAGGTGATTGTTTTTATATTACTGACTTGTCACCATATGGTGTTACACTTAAAACTGTAACTAACCAAGCAGCTGGTTTAGATACTAACTATGCTGGTGTTTACTGGCCTTGGGTTCAAGTAATATCTCAAGAAACTGGTAAGCGTGTATGGGTTCCAGCTTCAACAATCATGCCAGGTGTATATGCGTTCAACGATAATGTAAGTGCTGAATGGTTTGCACCAGCTGGTTTAACAAGAGGTGGATTAGGTAATGTATTACAAGCTGAAAGAAAATTATCTCCAACAGATCGTGATAATCTATATGCTGGTAAAGTTAACCCAATCGCTACTTTCCCTAATATTGGTGTAGCTGCATTTGGTCAGAAAACATTACAGAAAAAAGCTAGTGCTTTAGATCGTATCAATGTTCGTCGTCTATTAATTGCTCTTAAGCGTTACATTGGTAATGTATCTGAGAACTTAGTATTCGAGCAAAATACAGCTGTAACTCGTAATGCGTTCTTAGCTCAAGTTACTCCATACTTAGAAAGTGTACAACAACGTCAAGGTTTATACGCATTCAAAGTAGTAATGGATGAATCAAATAACACTCCAGATGTAATTGATCGTAACCAATTAGTAGGTCAGATCTATTTACAACCAACTAAGACTGCTGAATTTATCTTATTAGATTTCAACATCTTACCAACTGGTGTAGAATTCGGTTCATAAAAAACAAAATTATTAATATTTATATAAAATAACAATACAATGGCAGTATTAGATCCAAATGAAATAATGTTCACCGCGTTTGAACCTAAAGTTCAGAATCGCTTTTTGATGTACATCGGTGGTATCCCATCATATTTAATCAGAAAGGCTTCTACACCATCATTCAACGCAGGTGAAATTGTATTAGATCATATCAACGTTTACCGTAAAGTTAAAGGTAAAGTTCGTTGGAACGATATGAGTTTAGAATTATACGATCCTGTAAACCCAAGCGGTGCTCAAGCTGTAATGGAATGGGCTCGTTTAGCACACGAATCAGTAACTGGACGTGATGGATATTCAGATTTCTATAAAAAAGATTTACGTTTAGACATTTTAGGCCCAGTAGGTGATGTAGTAGGTGAGTGGATTATCAAAGGTGCTTATGTTAAAGAAGCTAACTTTGGTGAGTATGATTGGGCTAATGAAGCTTATATCAGCATCACTACCACAATTGCTATGGATTATTGTATCTTGAACTACTAATTTAGTTCAACATATTTTAAAGAGCCGTCCTTTTGGACGGCTTCTTTTATCTTTGTATATTTATATATATAAAATAATAAAATCGTTATGGAAGAAAAATTAAAGTTTCCAACTGAACAAGTAGAATTACCATCAAAAGGTTTACCTTACTCACCTGACTCTCCATTATCTAAAGGTGTACTTGAAATGAAGTACATGACTGCTAAAGAAGAAGACATTTTAACCAATGTTAACTTTATTAGACAAGGTATTGTAATTGATAAGTTATTACAATCATTAATTGTTACTCCTATTAGTTATAATGATTTATTAATTGGTGATAAGAATGCTTTATTAATAGCAGCCCGTATCTTAGGATATGGTAAGGATTATGAATTTGAATATGAAGATCCAGAAACAGGAATTAAACAAACTGTAACTGTAGATTTATCATTACTTGATCCTAAACCAATCCATTCAGAGTTAAAAGCAGGTAAAAATGAGTTTGAGTTAACTTTACCAAGTAAAACTATTGTTACTTTTAAGTTATTAAATCATGGTGATGAAAAACGAATTGATAAAGAAGTTGAAGGATTAAAACGTGTTAATCCAAATGGTTCTTATGATATTACAACACGTTTAAAACATATGATCACTTCAGTTAATGGAAGTAGAGAACAAGAAGATATCAGAAAATATGCTGACTCTATGTTAGTAGGTGATTCAAGAGCTTTAAGAAAAAAATATAAAGAAATTGAACCAGATCTTCCATTAAAATTTAATTATACTACACCAGGTGGTGACGTTGTGGAGGGCGTCAATTTACCAATTGGAGTTAACTTTCTTTGGCCTGATACCAGCTTATAAGCCTATATTCATGACTGAAGTCCATGATTTAGTTTATCATGGAAATGGTGGATTTATTTATGGTGAGGTGTATAATATGCCTATACAAATGCGTAAGTTTCATATTCGTAAAATCAATGAATATATTGAGAAACAGAATGAAGAATATGAGAAAGCACAAAGTAAAAGCACAACACTTAGTAATAATAAACAAGTAGCTAGACCTAATATACCTCAGGCTGATTTCACAACATCAGCAAAAGCGCCCAAGAAATAGGGCGCTTTAATATTTATACGCGGTAAAACTTAATATTTTAAATGGCAGCACCAACTCCAGAAGAGTTAAGAAGGCAACAAGAATTTGAAGCCAGCATTAGACGAGTACAAGAGTACTATAAGGCTATGGGCTTTTCTACTAATACTATTAGAAAAAATACTGAAGCCCTTAGAGAAGATCAAACAGCTTTGACTGAAGCTGTTCGTGTAGCTGAAGAATATTTTGATAGAATGGCTTTTTCAACTCGTGATTTAGCCAAAACTTTTTCTAATGTTTTAGAAGATGTTAAAGGTACTAACATTCACGCTAATAAAGGTGTAACTGCTTTTAAACAATTAAATAGTGTAGCTGAAGATTTATCTCGCCATCAGGAAGGTATTAATAAACTAAGTGTTAAAGATTTAGAAAACTTACAGAAAAAATTTAAGAAAAATAGAGATATATTATTTAGTTCTATTGAAGAAATTGAAAAAAAGAAAGAAAGAAATCAATTAGAAGAAGCATTATTAAGAGAATTTGATGAAGCTGTAGCTAAAGGATATGACAGGCTTCAAATAGAAGAAATATTAGGTAGAAAAATAAGTGATTCTTTAGAAAAAGAAAAAAATATCACTAAAGAACTTAATATTAGAGGAGCTGTATTATAAGGAGCTGTTGGGTTAATGGATAAACTTGGGTTAGGTGCTTTCGCCCAAGTTATGAATCTTGAAGAAGCTAATGAAGAATTAAGAGAAGAATATGAGCGTACAGGTGATTTAAATGCGGCATTTAAAAAAGCATCTAATACATTATTTGAAGGACTTAAAAGAGCATTAAATGATCCAGCTACAAGTTTAGCTGTATATGGTTCAATAGCTAAAAAAGCATTCAGTTCATTAGGTAATGATCTTAAAAACTTATATAGTGGTTTCTTAGAAGTAAATAAACAAGTAGCTGGTTTAGGTCGTTCATTAGGTACTAGTACAGAACAAGCTAAAGTACTAATTGGTGAAGCTAAGAGTGTAGGCCGTGAGATGGGTGATGTAACATTCACAGGAGCTGATTATGCTAAATCAATGGCAGCAGCTGCTGAATCTTTAGGATTACAAGTTCAGTTAAGTGGAGAAACTTATCATGAGTTAACCAAGATGACTGAACAAATGGGATTACAAGTAGATGAATCTACTCAAATATATAAGTTAGGAGTTTTAAATAATCAAGAATTAAGTGATACAAATAAAACTATAGCTGCTGGTATTGTTCAAGCGCAAAAACAGTTTGGAATACAAGTTAATGCTAAACAAGTATTTGCTGAAATAGGAAAATTAAGTAAAGCCACATTAGCTAACTTTAAACAAAATCCAGAAGCATTAGCTAAAGCAGTAGTACAAGCTAAAGCATTAGGTTCTAGTCTAGATAAAATGGATGCTGCTGCTCAATCATTTTTAAATTTTGAATCATCAATTCAGAATGAACTTGAAGCTGAATTATTAACTGGTAAAGCTATTAATTTAGAAAAAGCCAGAGAAGCAGCTTTAAATAATGATCAAGTTGGATTTATGAATGCCATAGCTGAACAAACAGGTAACATTCATGAGTTCAATAAGATGAATAGATTACAACAAGAAGCTGTAGCTAAGGCTCTTGGTTTCTCAAGAGAAGAATTAGCTGGTATGTTAACTGAACAAGAAACTTTTAACAAGTTAGGTGATGTGACAGGTAAAACAGCTGAAGAACAACTTAAAATAGCTCGTGAAAGAGGATTAAGTGAACAAGATTCTTTAGTTGTAAGTCTACAACAACAAGCATCAGCTGAAAAATTAGAAAAAACATTCCAAAGTCTAAAAGAAACTATTGCTGGTTTAGTTGAAGGACCATTAGGACAAATGGTTGGTAGTATAGCTGAAATGTTAAACTCAACTGGTGGTATAGCTACAATTATTGCTGTTATGGCAACTAGTGGTATAACTAAACTCTTAGTTGGATTTGGTTCATTAATTAAAGCAGCTAGAGCCTTAAAAGCATTAGAAATAGGATCAGCAATAGCCTCAGGTTGGAAAGCAGCTTTTAGTAGCCCAGCTTCATTATTAACTGGAGGTATAGCTGGTTTAGCTTTAGGAGGTATATTAACAGCAGCTATTATGTCTTCTGTAGGTAGTGCCAAAGCAGATGATATGTTCTCTGGTTACGGAGAAAGAACATTAATAACACCTAAAGGATCATACGCTTTAAATAATAATGATACAGTAATTGCTGGTACAAATTTATTTAGAGGAAATGATGTAATATCAGGTCCTGTAGATTCAATTAATTTAACTGGCGGTGTAGAATCTAAATTAGAAGCTATGACAAGAAGTATAGCTGATTTAGCATCAAGACCAGTGACAGTTAACGCAGGTACTGATGCTATTTTACGACTTCAAACAGCCCAATCACAATATGGTGCGCCTAACTCATTTGCTTAACATATTTATATCAAACATTAAAACGTAACAAAATGTCAATAAGAAACCAATTAAATGGTGCTACACCTCAGGGTTTAAGTTTACAAGGACAACCTGGTCCTAACTTTGAGAATGAAGGACAACGTACAACTTCAGATATTCAAGCTTTAGTTAATTCTAATGCTTTACAAGCTTCTCAAGACTTGTTAACTGGAAGAGTACAAGGTTCATTTTTAACACCTCAATCTAATCCTCCAGTATCTGTACCTAATAACTTTGCTGGTAGACCTTACTATCCATCTTTAGGTGGAGTTTATAGAGACAGAGGTCCTCGTGATGGTAGATACTAAAATAAAATTAGTGAATGCCGTTTATCACCCTAAATAATAACTGGAGCAGTTATGCTCCATACTACAATACTACTAATAATAATGGTAGTTTTGCGGGTACGGCTAATGCTCCAAATGTAACTAATACTCAAAAACCAACTATTCCAACTGATGGTAATCAATATAGATTAGCTGATGATGGATTTATACGTGGTGGAGCTTTAAATGTCGCTCTAGCAGTAAGACAAGATGTATCTCGTCTTGGAAGATTTGTTACAAGAGGAACAGATAATAATGCTAGAGGTGTTTTATTTTTACTTAAACAAGCTGGTTTACAATTATCTAATCCTAGATTAGAATGGAGAGGAAATCCAAATACACCTCCTCCATTATTAGGTGGATTTAACCGTCAATATACTGGCGTTGGATCAGCATTGTCTATAGCAGGCACTGCTTTTGGTCTACATTTTGACCAACCAGGACTTTTAGGTAATGTTCAAGATACTCAAAAATATGGAGGTGATGTTGATAGTCCTGTAGGTGGAGTAGCTTATTTTAATAATTTTGGATCTAATGGCTTAGGTAATGGTACAAATAATTTTTCTATCAATAAAGATGCTAGAAATAAACTTCTTAGATATGCTTCTAAAATAATATCTCCAACAGACCCAAATGTTGATAATGTTGTTTTAGATCGTTATTTAGGAGGACCCAATTCAGTTTATGGTATTGGACAAACTACTGTTAGATCTTATTTTGATAGAACAACAGTTAGAACTGATGATATAACAGGTAGACTTAAAAATTTATTAAATGGTTTTAAACCATTAACAAGTGAAATACTAAGTGAACAAACTAAAGCTTTAGTTGATCCAATAACAAATGCAGTTAACTTAACTTCTGTTTTAGAAACATCTAAATTATATGGTATTAATGATGTTAATAATAATATTGAATCTAAATTAGGTGTTTCTACTCCTAGTAAAGTTGACTCTATCAATGTTATTAAAATTGTTAATAGTAAAGTATTTTACGAAGATAATAAAAATAAAAAAACAAGTGAAGTAACAGATGCTATATCTCCAGAAGTAAAAAATAGAGTAGATGGAGATTTTGGTAAAGATTTAATTAAATTTAGAATTGAATTTTTAAATAATAATGTTTTAGGTACACAAACAAACAGTGGTACTATAGTGAATACAGATGTATTAGCTTTTAGAGCTTATATAGATAATTTTGATGATGGAATGACAGCTAAATGGAGCCCATATCGTTATATGGGTCGTGGTGAGGAATTTTTTGTATATGATGGGTTTACAAGAGATATAGGAGTAGCCTTTACAATGTTTGCTCATACCAGAGCTGAACTAGATCCT